TGATACTTTTCAAGAGCCGGTATCCGATAACTCAGCAGAAGTATCACAAACCAAAGAAGGACAAGCTGAAAATGCCCCTTCAGAACTCATTTTAGGTAAATTCAAGTCCGTCGATGAGCTCATGAAAGCTTATGAGAAACTTGAGAAATTTCAAGGTTTACAATCACATGAACTCGGGAAACTCAGACAAAATTCCAGTATGCTTGATAACATCACGAAAGCTTGGACGGAAAGAGATAAAATCTTTAACGCTAAAGAAGCAATTGAAGCAGCTGCGAATAAATACAACACCCCGGAGTATTTTCAAGACCCGATGTTTCGAGAAATTTACAAAGAAGCTTACAAAGCCCTTGGAGCAAACCTTGATGCAGATAAGTTTGTCAGTCTAATTGAGAACTATGTAACATCACGAATTTATGCACTTGAAAAAACAAAGTCCGCGCAGAATGAAACTGAAAAAGCAATAGGCTCTATGAGCTTTTCACAAAACAAAACTAATTCAATAACACCACCGAGGAAAAGACTTGATGAGATGACACCTAAAGAAGTTGATGATCTTCTTGAACGTCTAATTTAGTGTGCTACGCACGTAAATATCACAAAAAGGAGAAATTTATGACTACAACAAAACAGATGATTGTAAACGCTTTTACTAAAGCTTTCAACAAACATTTTTACAACGAGCTTGTTATTGGTAAGCTCGCACACTCAGAAATGAAAGACCATATTAATAAAGGTGACGAAGTCGATGTCACCATGCCTGGTCTTGTTACATTATTCGACTATGACGGGGGAGATCTTCCTACTGCCGAAGCAGCAACTGTTTCTACCTGTAAAGTTAAAATAGATAGAGGCAAAGCATTCCACTTTGAATTATCAGAAATGGAAGAACAAATGATGCAGCGTTCAAGTGATAATCCTGAATCACAGGTTGAACTTGCTAAAGACTACACTAATGATGCGATTAAACAATTTGCAGCTGCTGTAGATGCTTCTTACGCTAATCTTTATACAAGAGCCGGACATTATCTGGATAATAGCGGAGAGGCAATCACCCTTAGTGCAGAAAATGCAAAAGATATTCTCGCATACATGCAGGCTAAATTCCAGCGTGGTGATGGTAAAGGTCATACAAACTGGCTTGACGGCTCGATGGTATGCGTTATTCCGCCGGAATATCAGTTCTACCTGGGTAAAATGGATGAACTTAAATATACTGAAACAGGTAAAGATGAAATAAAAAAAGGATATATAGGAACTCTTTGCGGATGGGAAATACTTGTTTCTAATAATATTGCACAGCCGGAAGACGGTGTATTTTATCCTTTATTTGGTGTAAAAGGCAAAACACTTGCCGGAGGTATTTCTTCTGATTTAAATACTACTTACTACACTCCAGAAAAGAACTTCAACACTTGCTATAAAGGTTATGGTTTATATGGAGTTGGTGCTCCAAGAGCAGACTACTTAGGGACTGTAAAAGTTGCTGCCCAACTTTCTATAGCATAATAATTTTACATTATAAAAATTGAAAGGAAAATTTATGACAAGAGATATCATTGATGTTCAGTACCCGACACTTGATCATACAGAATCAATTGCAAATATCGGAATTACAAAAACTACAGTTACACAAGCCAATGGAATTACAATTGCTGATGCTTTCTCCAACAAGAACAATTCTTTATTTATAGTGATTGAGAATACTGCTACAAGCTCATTGCTTACTGTAAAAGCAGGTGATGCATACCCTAATTCAATGCTTGGCGATATTGTTATTGAACTGCCGGCAGGTGTATCTGCTATACAGCTTCAAGATTTATCACGTTTCGAAAAGGCAGACGGTTCTATTGATTTAGACTTTGCAGAAGGCTTTAAAGGAAACATTTACGCAATTGCTAAATGGGCTGGCGTAAGGGAAGCCGCATAAAAACATTCAAGCAGGGGAAAATCCCCTGCTTTTTATTCAGAAAGGATACTTATGTATAAGATTAAATTTATACCAACAGGCCATGTATTTATACTGCCGGAAAGTGAAGCTAAAAGATTAAAAAAACAAACCCCGAATGAATATCTTATCTTAGAGAAAAATGGCAAGAAATACAAAGATAAAATCGGAGCATTAAAAAATAACAATCATGAAAAATTTATCTTATCAAAAGTATTAGATAAATAGGAGGTAAACAATGAAAAGTTTACAAGATTTTCTTGATGCTCTGGGAAAAAGAGAATCCGGAGGCTGTTATAAAGCATTCAATAAATATGGATATGCAGGAAAATACCAGATGGGAGAAGCTGCACTTATTGATGCTGGATATTATAAAAAGAATACTAACTATAACAATGATTGGAGCGGAACTTTTAACGGAAAAGACGGAGTTTATTCTATACAAGATTTTCTTAACAATCCGGCTGCACAAGAAAATGCACAGATAGCATTTAAAAAACGTCAATGGCTTTACCTTAAAGCTGTTGGCGCACATTTATATACAGGAAAAATAATTAACGGATATACAATTACCCAATCAGGACTTCTTGCTGGAGCACATCTTAAAGGTGCAGGAGGAGTAATTGAATACCTCAAGTCTGATGGATTAAAAAATCCTAAAGATGCATTTGGAACCTCTGTAGAAAGCTATATTAAAAACTTTGCAGGATATGATGTATCCTATATTTGTAAATAAAGGAGATTTTATGACAATTACGTTATTAGATTTGTATAACACGGCTGCTACTCAGGAATGGTCAATGTATGATAATGATGCAGCTTCAAAAGAAGAGTTTGAGAAATCTCTGGTTCTTTCGCTAAATAAAGCAGTATCAGAAATTCTATATTCTTACCCGTTTAGTTTTAGAGAACGTACGCACGTAATTATTACAGTACCTAATATAAAATCATACGCTATTCCATGCGGACTTATTAAAAGAGATGAAACAGGTAATTATTGTGTTAGAATAAATTCAAAACAACTTTGCTTTACAAAAGACATTCCTGAAGAAACTTTCGGAATACCGGAAAAATTCTATATACGAGGGGATAAAATAAATTTTTCACCTACTCCTAAAGAAAAATGCATTATAACAATTGAATACATTACTCTTGCTATTGGAGAAAATATAAAAGGAGAAGAAATTTATAGTCTTAAGGAAGATACTGATTCTTTAATAGTTCCTCCACACCTTGAGGAACTTGTCAAAAATGCTATTATTTCAAGAACTATGTTGAACTCTATAGCATCAGAGGGCGATGAGAATTATTCAGCCTACAAAAAACAGTCAGAAACTACATACAGATTGTTAATTAAGTACTCAAAGGGGGTGGGGCTGGATAAAGCGGTAACAATTTAGACACAATAAAAAGCCCTCAAATGGTAAAGCAGTTTTAAAACGGTTTTACACAAGGGCTGAAACTTTCTAAGATGTAAGATTATATAATATAAGAGAGTAATATTTTTTTACTTTTTAAATTTGGTTATAACTATGCGATGAAGTTGTTGCCAAATCTGTTAGCTCCATAGAAGAAAGATTCCTGCATTACCTGCTGCAAGTTTCTTTTTCTTACGATTTTATTGCCGACTTTTGTATTGGCAATATCTTCAACTGATTTTGCGTAGCAAGATGTAACAAGAGAATGAAGATATTTAACAACTGTTGTTTCTTCTTCCGCTTTTTCCGGAGCAACTGTTTCTACTGCTTCAAATTCATTAAAGAAGTTATTGATTGATTTGATTTCTTCATTTGAAATTGTTTCTGTAGTGAATAACATCTTTGCTCTTTCCTCTCTTATTATCTCTTATGTATATATAAAGTATCTAACTTTTAAAAATTGCCTTTTGGGGGGCATTATATTAAGAAATGTAAAGTTCGACTTAAAAAACACTGATTTTTGTAATAATGCTTCATCAAAAAGTACAGAAAGGACAAAATAATGCAAAGAACCGCATTAATATGCAACAATTTTTCTGGAATAAACAGAAGTAGTTCTGTTTACTCTTCATCAGTAATCACGGCATCGGATATGCAAAATGTAGAGCTCTTCGCAACAGAGGTTAATTCCGGTGTCGGGATTCGTACATCTAAAGGCAATGTAAGCGTTTGTAGCTTAATACCTGAAGATGAAAATGTTATTAATATATTTGAAAGTATACAAAAGGGGGTGACCCATTTTTTTGTTCATACAGAAAATAATTCTGAGGGGAAAATATATCTTTTTTCACCTTCCGGAGGGACTCTTGAGCTTAAAGTTTCAGGACTCAGTCTGACATCTGTTTCATCAGCGACAGATGTTTCACAGGGTTGGTCAGATTTATGGGTATTTTCAAATTCTGAAGAAATACTTAGTATTGAACTCGGGAACTTTAATGATGAAGGTGAACTTGAAGAAGTCAAAATGATGGAGTTGAAAGATGCCGATGAGAGAGATGTCAAAGGGTTAGGAGTTGTTATTTTTGCAGGAAGATTATGGATATTTGACGGACAGGTTTTATGGTATTCCGTACAGGAGAATATTTATGATTTTTCTACTTCAAATGCTGAAATAACTACATCAGCCGGATATATAGAATTTGTTAAAAATATCACTGCTATTTATCCTTATTTAGGTACACTGGCAGTCTTTCACAATAACTCTTCCTGCTTGATTTCTAGAGATGAAGATGATTTTTCGTTCTATAAGACGTTAGATTTCCCCGGCGGGTGTGCCTCTTATAACTCTGTAGTCTTTCATGGAACTGAACTATATTTTTATGACGATACAAAAAAGGGAGTATTTTCTTTTAAGCAGGTTATAAATGGAGATAGAACTCTGGGAAATAATATCGCTCTTGATATTCAGGACGAATTATTTAAAATCAAAACATCTATAATACACTCCATAAAAACTTTATCAGTGGTGACTTCTGATAGGAATGAAGTCTGGTTTTTAATTCCAGATGGAAATGAAACAAATTCTTTAATAATGATCTATGATTACATTCGGAAATGCTGGGTTAAGCGTAAATCTCAAAAAATAAATTGTTTTGCAACAATTGGCGGAGTTTTATATTCTGCCGGTAAAAAAATTTACGAAGAATATAATTCTACGAGTTTTGACGGTGAATTTATAGAAGCATTTTATAAGTGTACCCCGCTTAATCTCGGGAATGAAAATTCTATAAAAATATTATCATTCCCCCCAAAAGTCACGTTGGATATGTATTACAGCAACAGCTTCTATATTGAATACACCAAAAATTATGATTCGATGAGTTCTAAAACACGTTATGTAAAAGCTAAAAGTTTAAAAAATTCTCTGTATTTTGATATCGGCAGATGGGATTTAAGTTACTTTCCGCGCAAAGATATCAGTGCAATAAAAAGCCTGCCGGCATCATTCTTTAGAACCCTGCAAATAACATTATTAACTAAGAACCCCGGCGATGATTTCTGTATAAGAAACATTGAATTCGGGAAAATTAAAGTAAAAACTGTATAAGTAATTTATGAAAGGATTACAGCATGGGAAAACAATCACAGAATTCGACTAGCACAACCAGTAAAATTTATGGAAACACAACAACTAATAATCCATACGCATCAGCTACAACAAATAATTCGGGAACAACAGCAAATTTTCAGCCCGGAACAGCATTAGATTCAATTTATAATTTTGTTAATAAAAACATGGATTCGCTTCTGGATGAATATCTAAATCCAAATTTAAACTCAACAACTAATCAGGCAAAGCTTAATGCATACACTAATAAACTTAATAGTGAAACATATAAAAATCTTGAAAACAATATTATAAACCCACTTTCTAACAGAAATATGGTTCGATCATCACAGGCTACTGATTTATATAAAAATTTATCAGACCAGAATGCAAGCTCTCTTTCTTCATACATAAATGATTTGCTCGCAGACTCTCAAGAGAATACCGCATCTATGATGAATAACCTTCTTGCTGCATATATGCAGGGTTATAATGTAATCTCTGACATGCAAAATCAATCATTACAGACAAGTGCTGGGAATGGAACAACAACGACAAATTCTTCTTCCAGCTCCAATGGTTTAGGGATGTCAACTGATTCCGCCGGAAAAATTGTAAGTATACTGGAAAAAGTCTTAAGTATGTATTCCGGAACATCAATGTGATGAGGTGAGCATTTTGAATAAAGATTTTTTATACAAATATGCACCTGCAATACTGATGTGTATTGCACTCATTTTACAATATAACCTCTTTGTAACGCCAGAAAAACTTGAACAAACCCATAGAGAAATATTAACCGAGGTATCACAGGTTTATATTACAAAATCGGAATTTGGCAATATGAAAGAACAGATTATTGATATCAATAAAAAGCTGGATAAAATTTATGACACTTTAATTAACGAAAGGAGCTCAGATGGCATTAACTGAAATTGAATACGGCTCTCTTGCCTCGTCTGAAATTATGAATAATAACTTTCAATACCTTGATAACAGAATAAGCAGCGTATCTGAAACTGTTTCGACCAATCAGGCAGGAGTAAATTCCAATATTGCAAGTATAAATAGCACACTTACTTCTATGAGTGAAGAAATCGACGCCGATATAGAAGAAATTAATAAAAGTCTTGAAGAAACTATTGCAAAATTTTCTGAAAACGGAATATTCACAACGACATACGTAAATGGAACATCGTGGTACAGAGAATATTTTTCAGATGAGAAAAAAGAAACAAGAGTTTGGTTAGAGCAGGGCGGACTTTGCGCCTCTAGAGGTACTGCAACTTTCATTAAAGCATTTAGGGACGCAAATTATTCACTTACACTTGGGACACACAACTGCAACTATGAACACGGCGGCATTTCCTCCAAAACAGCTGGCAATTTTACGCACTATGACGGCAAGGGTTGGAGCTATACTGTTGAATGGTATGCTTGCGGCATTTAATTTTAGGAGGATAAAATGGCATTTAATATTGATGAAAACGGGAATATAACTCTGATTCAGGGCGATAGCGGAAGCTTAGTTATTAATGGTCTAAAAACTGATAAAAATTACACTGTTTTTTTTGCAATTCAAGACTCCAACCGTAAACCTGTCGGAAATGAATTACAAGTTAACACAAATAAGGCATCGTCTATTGTTTTTGAGCTCACAGGGGATTTTACCGATTTATTAACAGTACCACAAAATGCAAGTTGTGAAATTTACTATTATGGAGTTAAATTATGTTCGGATAGCACATTTGAGGATACATTATTAATTGGTAATGGAGATATCGGCAGTCTTAATACAATTACTGTTTTTCCAAAGAAAGTTGAAGGTGTCTAATGGTTGACATTAATAAGAATACCAATTGTCTTGCAATCAATGTTTCCTCTGGTTCTAATAAACAAAACAGCACACAAGCAGACTGCGATGCAATTTCATACTATAGTGAACTTTCCAGACAGTGGGCTGTAAAACTCGATGGAACAGTTGATGGGAATGAAAATAGTGCAAAATATTACGCACAATTGGCAAATTCTTTTGCAATTGATGCAGAACAGGCAAAAGACAGCATTCTGGATGATAAAGGTTTTATTGCGATATCAGCGGATTTAACAGGTGCTAATAACATCGGAACCTGTGCTGATAATATTAGCTGCATACAGGATGCCGCTTCAAATGCACAAATTGCAGAAGCTAAAGCCATAATTGCAGCTGAGCAGGCGGCTCTGGCGCAGGAATCAGCAACGGAAGTTAATAATGTATTAGCTAACTCTGCAAATACAGATTTTTCTAATATAACAGACAATGCAAAAACTGTTATAAAAGAAAATGGAGGTGTCTGGGGGGTTATACAGGGAGATATTTCAGAGCAAACAGACTTAAGCGAAACTCTTGAAACAAAAGCCGATGTTGACTTAAGTAACTGTACAAAACCGTATATCACAGAAACATATTGCAGCGGTGCATCCTGGTATAGAATTTGGTCTGATGGCTGGCTTGAACAAGGCGGGCAGGTTGGGGTTATAAACGGTAGTGCAGGGACTCAAATTACTTTGATAAAAAACTATTCTGATGCAAATTACTGCCTGCAAGTAACTAACGTTGCAACCAGTGTGACCTGGGCACAGATGGTAGATGCACACATGATTAGTAAAACAAATAGTGGATTCAAGGTAGTTGCAAACTTACATAATAACTCTGCAAATTGGTATACATGCGGATATTAAAATTTTGAATTAAGGAGAGGATAAAATGTCATACAAATTAGAACAACCATATACTGATATTGAAAAAGCAGATTTTATTGTTGAATATAATCACAAGAAAAATCTCAAAATAGTTGAAAATAATAATACAATTTTTGCACTTGAAGCAAATGAAATAATGGGTACTGATGGTAAGCCGATCATCAACCCTAATTATGAAACAGAACTTGCACAAAAAGAAGCTGAACGCATTAGTAAGTTAACCTGTACAAAGAGAAATTTTGCTCTAATGCTTCAAAAGCTCGGCATCAGCTACAGTCAGTTAAAAGAAATTATTGCTACTAATGAGCAGGCCCAACTTGAGTGGGATTTATGCGTAGAGTTAGAACGCTCAAATCCTCTTCTTGACACTATGGCTGCAGAATTGAACATAACTCCTGAAACATTAGATAAAATTTTCAAATACGTTAATGGAGAACTTGAAGTATTTCCGGAGGCTCAACACAATGCTTGAGTATTACACTAACCAGAAAGCCGGAATTTTTTTTGATGATAATCCCCATGTTTGTATAAGATACTACATTCCATCAATGACAGAAGAAGAACGAAAGTCAATTGAGAAGTATCCGTTTATTAATAAAAAAAATCTACAGGTTAGGTTATGTGATTACCAAAAAGATAAAACGTACAATTTTGGAATACCCAAAGGGTACTGCTATGACGGGGCTTCTATACCCCGTCTTTTTTGGCGTGTTATAGGCTCAAATACGGACAACCGTTTCTTGATTCCTGCACTTGTTCACGATGTTTTATGTGAAAATCACAACTATGTAGACAATGACAGAAATTTTTCTACAGAAGTCTTTAATGCACTTTTAGAAGCGAGTGAAGTTAACGCTTTTAAAAGATTTTGCATGAAAAAATCAGTAAATTGTTATCAGAGGTTTTGCAAATGGTAAAATACAAGTTATTAGATAAACAGCGGGAATTTATCGAAATTCCTCATTCAAATTCACTTGATGTAGCGATTTATCAGGGAGGATATGGATCTGGAAAAACCTGGTGCGGCTCACTATTAGGAATTTTGCTTGCAAAAAAATATCCAGGCTGCCGCGGTCTTGTCGGAGCAAAAGAGTATGAATTGGTCAGGAAAACGACTCTGGTTTCTTATCTCGACCATTTAGAAAATCTCGGCTATATTATGGATAAAGATTATACCTACAATAAAGTAGATAAAATTATCAAATTTTCTAACGGCTCCGAAATACTCTTTTCAGCTTTGGAAGATCCTGAGAAGTTTAAATCATTGAATTTACACTGGGCTGAAATTGAAGAAGCCTCGCAGATTACAGATTCCTCTTTTAAACAGTTAATAGGACGCCTAAGAAATACTTACAGAGGCAAAAACTGGGTAGATTTCCGCTACCGTCTTTTCGGCCACACAAACCCGCAGGCTGACAAAGGATGGATATGGCAAAGATTTGTAGAAGGGGTAAATAAAAAGAAACAAGAAAATTATAGACTTATAATCGCGCCAACCACGAATAATATTTATTTACCCCAACACTTTATTCAATCAATGAAAGACAGCTTCGATGAAGAGTATTATAGAATTAACGTACTCGGGGAATTTGGTGACTACTCATCAGGGCTTGTAGTTAAAGGTTTCAGCGAGAAAAACAAATTAAACTTGAAATATAATCCGAATTTACCTCTGCATCTTACCTGCGATTTTAACGTAGATCCGATGTGCTGGGCATTAGCACATAAAGATGAAGAAAATGTATATTTCTTTGATGAGATTGTTTTGGAAAACACATCCACACAGCAATGTATTGAAGAGTTTATCAGAAGATTTCCCAAACACAAATCAGAAATAATAATTAACGGCGACGCATCAGGTGATAATAGAAGTACTCAGAGCGAGTATACAAATTACGTTATTATTAAAAACGCTTTGAAAAAACACGGTTATGACAACGTGAAATTCAAACTGAGAGATTACAATCCTCCAATTTTGAACAGAATTTCTGCATTTAATGCCAGAGTAAAAAACTCAAACGGAGAATGTCATCTCTTTATCGACCCTAGAAAATGCAAATGGATTTTGTATAATATTTATAATCTTTCCTTTAAAGAAGGAACAAGTATAGTAGATGTACCAACACATACACAGATAAAATCAAACAGGGATTTCAAGTTTCTTGAACATCCATTTGATGCAATAAGTTATCTCGTAGAATATTATTGGAGATTAAGAGGGTAGCAAAATTATTATTTTCTGGTTTTATAATACTAAGGAGTTTTTCAATGAACGTAAAACCTTGTAATGTATCACAAGAACAAAGACGGATTATTAATCAAAATATATTCCGAAGTGAATGTGAAAAATTCTTTGGCAAAATTAATAGATATTCGCTAAAAAGTAATATATTTCTTTTTGGAAAGCTCGTTGATTCTAATGGCAAGAAAGGGTTAAATGAATACCAGGTTAATCTAATACACCAAGGTATAAAAACACTGCTTGCAAAAAATCAGAAAGCAGAAACAATTAATCTTATCAATGTAATGTATTCAACTATAATTAAAAGGATTACGCCTGATAGTATAATCTCTGGCAGCGTTAAACCGGAAACCTACAGACAAGTAATTGATGACAGTATAAAAATGTACAGAGATTATCCGCTCTCAGAAGGAATTGACTACCGGCATATCCTCGGTAGACTTGTTTCGTTAAAAGACATGAGCCTTTGCGTAGAAAAGAAGATGCCTCGTATTCCGGAACAGCTTTCTCCGGTAGCTTGGACGATAAATGAACAATTAGAAATGGTACACCTTCTGGATATAATTTCTTCAAATTATAAAAAAGTCAGCTCTGATTTTAAAATTTATCCTGATGCTGCAAATCATATAGACCATAGAGAAATTCTTAATAAAGATGAAGTAAAAAACAATTACCATAAAAGTATTTTAAAACTATTATGGATGCTGCGAAACAGTTCAAAAAAATTATTAGGAAATGTCGCGAACTTTGAGGAGATTAAACACAGTATAGAACTTGCAGAATATTATTTTAATAAAATTCCGTTCAAAGACGCTCTGAAAATGCCTAAACTATGGCAAGTTGTTTCTGAATTCAAAAAAATCAGCAATACTTTAAAGAAAAAAGTCTAATCCAAAGGGATTGGCACAAGTCTTGAATAAAACTTATACTCATTATAACTTGCAGGGAGCTGGTTCCAATACCGGTATATAGTTAGCCCCCTTGCAGTGAGTTTCTCTACAAGTTTATCAGCCTCCTCAATAGTTGATGCCAAATAAGGATAACAAAATGGGATTGCCTCTTCAGAAATATCAAAACTTAATTGGTTTGTGTCCGCATAAATATTATGATATTTATCAAAACTCTTTCTTTTTATTTCATGATTGCCGGTAACTTTATGCGGGGAATAAATAGATGCAAAACCTTTAGGCTCTGCATAATAGGCATGAGCATTGTCAACTATCAGCTTTGGATAAGTTTTAACAAGCTTGTCAACATTTCCATCGCATATTCCAAAATAATTAGGATACAAAATAAAACTTTCTAACGGAAAATCCCGTACAGGCATAAAATTGTCATCAATATGATAAAATAAAGGTTTTGCGCCCTCTGCAAAAACAGCATGACGAATTACATCACACAAATAATAAGGAATATAAATTTCATGTACTCCATTATTTTTTATAATATACCTTAGCGCATCCCGCGCAAACTTAAAATCATTTTTCATAACTAATCAAAAAGGCGCGAGGTC